CCTGTCCTGCCAAAGCCCCTAACTGGGCGTAAGCTCCTATATCTCCATACGAAATTCTGATACCCATGCTTACTCCTACGACAAAGGTTCAGGGTCAATATCTAACATTGTTTTATTTTCGACATACTTGCGTTTCGCCTGTGCGATGAGATTCTCAAAGAAATCTGAACATTGCCTGTTTATCTCGGCCTCGATATCTTCCTTTGTATACCCCAGATAACGGGCCGCCCTTTTCATGTCATCTGTCAATTCAATGTAAATATTCACAGGACCTCCTATACAAAAGCAATCTGATGGTCAACTCCAGTGTCGTCAGTATACCAGAGTTGGCAGGGGGAAGTATTTTTTACCCACAGCTGGCCGTAACCGGCAGTATCCACGTCGGCGGCAGACCGTTCTTTTAAGGTAAGAGTTCCTTCCACCGTAAGTTTTGTTTTGGGGGAGCTGATTCCTATCCCCACTTTTCCATTGCCATCCATCGTGAATCGAATAGTATTGTCAGTGAGTATATGGAATTTTGAGGCCTGCTTATTCACAAAAAAGCACTCACCAGTAGTCTCTGATACCCCAAAGACCATTCCCGCCGAGGTCGTCGCCCCGAGACCCTCAGTAGTAAGATGAAACCAGCAGGACGTATTGGTGGAAATAAAACGCCCAATAAAAGTATCCACGGATTTTACATCAAGTCGCCACGCAGGGCTGGTGGTATTTATACCAACTCTTCCGGCAGCGTCTACATACAGTGCGGGGTCAGGGGAACCGTCGCTGCCCACAAGTTTATTATGCCGGTGCAATGTATTTATAACTGAGCCGTCGGTAAGACTATCAAGCTGGGCAGCAGTGGCGGAAGTTCCAGACAAATCATCTAAAGTTGCACTCCATGCTTGTACGTCTGTTCCGATTACCAAACTTAAGTCTGCCGGGGTAACGTTGTGGGGATTCCCAGAAATCAGTTGGCTGTGGGTATAAGCAGCGTCCCAGTTAGCACTATTATCCGTAATAACTGATAAGGCACCTGTTCCGGTTGTTACCTTCAACAGGCCAGTAGACAGGGCCGCGCTTACATTTGTTATGTCTGTTTGCAGGAAATGCTCTCCCGCGACATAGTTGGTCAATTGGTCATGGTCAATGTCTGTGGTGAGGTTATGTGTATTTGTAATAGAGTTGTGGTCGATATCTGCCTGGGCCAGACTTATTGTTCTGCTCGCAGTAATATCCCCGCCGCCAGAAAGAATACCTCCGGCGGAGATACTTACCGTAGAATGGTCTACATGTTCATTAGCAACAAAATCTGTAAAAGAGTCATGTCCGACCCCGGGGTTCAATAAGTCATTGCCACCGAGGTCAAGGTCTCCAGACATTGCTCTTGTCCCATCAACCAGGAGATATTGGGGATGGTCGTCCTCGGTAAGTCCCCCGAGAGAAGAGTGCTGTGTGATAAGAGCGGAGACTATTTCCGCAGGGGAGAACAAAGGCCGCACGTCTATCCACCTGTCGCTCCCAGCGGGAGGAAAAGAGGTTTCTCCCTCTTTCATTATGAGGGCGGTAGTGCGTGGAAAAGCCTCCAGTCCCCCGGGCAAGGTCGGTAAATCCCCAACAAGGGCAGCATTCAGATTATTAAACTCCTCTTGGGGATAAATCCAATGTATCTCATCTTCAGACACGAGAAACAGGGACTTTGTCCATTTTCCGGGAGACAAGGAAACAAGGTTAGTGCCGTTGTCGTATTGTGTATTATCTATTTCCGCATTTGTGTCATTCGTCCACACCCCGCCGGAGCGGTACCATCTCCTCATGGGAGTTGTTCTTGAGTATATCTGCGGAACTACATGCCGATTGTTGATGTCCCTATGGTAGGCTCCGGCAGAAGACACAACATCAAAAGCATTCGTGGCGTCCGTATCCTCAGAAACAACCAGTCCAGTTTCCACGATAATGGGGAAGGTACGTACAAGTTCCCTCTGGATATCGTATAAGAGTCTACTTAATATGGAGATTTCATCTATCTCCCAGATATCCCCAGCAGCCACTGCTATCTCTGCTATGCCTATTTCTCCGTCAGACGGCGGGGAAGTCTGGAGAGTCAGAGAGGTTCCGCTGCTCCATACGAGATAGTTGATGGCGTTGTCGGTACAAGTAGAACTTCCGGAAACTGTACTGATAATATCTCCGTTCGGCGTATAGATTTCACCGGCAGTCCAAGAGATATCCCGACCCCCGTCATCGCTAACTGTGATGGCATCCAGGATTCCGGGATTTATAGTATCAGTGAGAACATGGCCTATAGTCTCCGAAGAATCAAACGCAGTGAGAGTTATGTCAACGAAGGTCGGCGAGGCGCCCGTGTGTATATCCTGCGGAGTGGAGAGTGTGATGGAGCCAGGACCGTTGGATATATTTATCTGGTTGGACGTTCCCGTCAGTGTCGCCAGTACGGGGTCATTGCCGGTACTTCCAATGGGGAGCTGTCCGTCTGTGGCTTCCCCCAACGCAGTGATGGCATCTGTTCCGGAACCTACGAGCAGGGAGTGGTCGGTTAAAGAGGTGGCTCCGGTGCCCCCCTTGCTCACTATAAGGGGGTCTGCAATCCCGATAGTGATAGTTCCATCTCCGTCGTCCGCAACCTCTATCTCATCGGTTGTTCCTGCTATCCAAGCAGTTAAATCAGATACGTCCTGCTATCCAAGCAGTTAAATCAGATACGGAGGACAGGCCCTTGTCTGAATCCGAAGCCACCAGACGGGAGGCGGTTAGTCCAGTCAAAGTTAATTCTGCGAAAGTGGGCGTGGAATCTGCGTTAAGTCTGAGCGAGGCCAGTTTGGCCAAAGCCCGCACTATCCCGTGCTTGTCGTCCGGGTTCGGAATTGGTATAAGGTTTGGGGTGCCCATATTATAATGCGTAAGGATTCCAATAAGGGGCAGTAATACTCTTTACTAAATCGGCTGCTTTACTTGCCTCTCTCTTTGCCGCCTCCTGCGTAATTGGACCCTGCCCAAGAGCAAGGGTTGCGGCATTAACATAGGAAGGTCCCGCAGAGGATACTGGAGGTCCTGCCGGGCCGCCCGGTTGCCCATATCCCGGAGGGGCATATGGCCTATTCCACATCCAATCTCCTCCCCCCATATATGTCCATCCGGCATCGGTAAGTTCTTTTCCGCGCCCAGCATAGGCCCCACTAACTCCACGGATAAAAGCCCCGCGCCAGGGAGACTCTGTTCCTGTCGTGGTGGTCTTCTTCTGGGCAAATAGTCCCGTAGTGGGTTTTGTCGTTGAAACGTAGGATTTCCTTCCACCCGCACTTGAAGTACCGCGAATAGTCGATGTTGGGGTCCTCGGAGCAGAAGCGGCCTGGGCCGCAAGCTGGGCCACAAGGCCGTAGTCAGGACCAACATCTTCCCTTCTCTCTATAAATCCAGCCTTTCCTACCCCAGCTTGGGCAAGTCTTTCAAAGGCGATATCCTGTGCCCGCAGCCTCGCAGGAGTTCCTATCTCTTCCTCGAATTTCTTGCCGAGACCGGCACGTATAGAAGTTCCAAAAAGTCCTGAAGACACTAAGTCCTGGGTTTGCTGAGCAACTGTTCGGGCCTTTTCTCTCTGAAGCTGGGCCTCGACTCCCTGAAGGAAAGCCCCGCCAGGCTCATATTGCTTTATGATTCTGTCATAAATTGCAAGACCCTCTTGGTATCTCCGCTCATTTGCCAAGCGGGCAGCCTCCTGCTGCTGCTGAAATTGTGAAAGCAAATCATCTAAAATGGCCATTACTTAATCCGCCCTTTCTGTTGAATATTCCCCTCTACTTTATCAATAGCCCATGTCTCTAAGGAATTGGAGTTTGAGAGTTTGATTCCAAGATAAGCTCCTCGGATTCTCTTTCTTGCCCTGTTACTCCTCCCGCTGCCGGTAATAGTTCCAGACTCTCTTGCAGTATCTCCATCAATGATATTCTCAAGAACGACCTCCCCGGCATCTGCCGAGAAGAGTTCGTAATTTACAGAGTCCGTATCCCCAAACTCTCCTCCGGAATTCCCGCCAGCCGTGGTTATTGTGAGGGAAGATAACAAACCTTCGTAGTCTCCATCACTGCCCATCGGAATAATTGGCAGAACACAGTAACTATTTATTGCAGTATCGGAGACCCCGATATCATCGTCTTTCGCGGAATCAAGAAATTTTCTAATGTATCCATCTCGGCAACCTAAAAGCAAATCCTCATAGTCCGGGCTATTTGGGGAGTAGTAGAAAATAGAATACACGCCACATTCATTTGGATACGTCTCTGGGAAAAATCCTCTTGTTCTCAAATCATACCAATAATTAGAGTTAGTTCCATCAGAGAGCTTAGTAACACATATTAAAATTCCTCGTCGTTTTCTATCATACTCCATTGTAATTCTATGGGTATTTGGGTCTGCCCCCGTATCTTCTATGAGATTTGGAAGAGAATTCTCTGTAAGAGATTTTACAGAATTAGTCCCCGCAGGAATGACATATATTCCGTTAGTGCCCCAAAAATACAGGTTCCCGTCTCCATCAAAACACCAGCTCTTATGTCCAAAAATCCCGACGGTAAGGTCTATCTCCGCAAGCACACCCCCAGCAGCTGGGTCTCCCCGAAGCATCCACATAGAACTTGCACACCCAAAAATGAGAAAGTCGTCTTTGTACGGGATAAGTGCCTTTATTATATCCCCGACTTCCCCGGCATCTGAGTTATTTCCAACCACCGGAGTCTGTGCATCATTTGCAATATATTCCCAGTCCCAGATATTGGCCTGTCTTGACATATACCACTGATGAGGATAGTCAGGATTTCCGGAAAGAACTACTCTGCCGCGGTAGAGACAGCCTAAATAAGCCTTTGCTGGGAGACTTCCGAAGGATTTTGTTGTTCCAGATTCCTGCCCAAATTTATCCACAGATAGAACAATATCTGGATAGGCGGTATAATCATACCACAACGGAGTTGAGGAAGCTTCTGTTACGGCCTCCGGGGCCGGGGCTGGATTGGGGTCCATTGTTCCTGTGCCGTCATCAGAGGATAGAGTATATCCCGCGGTAGTCTCAAACGCAGCGTCAGTGGTAGTATATCCGTAGATATATCTTTTCGTGGGGTCCACAAAGTCCACAATCATCGAAGCCCCGCTCGTTGCCTGCGTTATCACATCCCCTCTCGCGGGAGGAGAGGTGAGTTCATTGCCCACCCCTAAATCGAGACAAGTATTTATAAAATCGGCAATTTTAAGATTTGAGCCATTAACAACTACCACCTTCTGGAACGCCTCAAAAATCATTGTCTGCTCAGAGGTATCAAAGTCCCCGCTGGAATCACTTATTTCCACCATTGACCCGGAAGAATCCTCATAGTAGATTTTATTATTGGCGGCGGCAACAAGTTTTTTAATAGTAATCCTATCATGCGGGGGACCAACAATTCCCCACTCTTCAAAGGCGGCATCAAAAGAAGAGATATTCCAGCTACTTCCCCCATCCTCGCTGTATGATATATTGCCGCCAGGATAAACGTCAGAAGTTTGCTTATACCAATTAACATAATTTGAGGCATCTCCCGACAGTGCCCGAGCAACAATTGTATATGTCGTTCCGGCGGACAAAAATGCGGGGGAAGAAAAGGTAATAAACTTTTGTGTTTCATCCCAGCTAAGTGGAATATCCGCCTCTAATTGTACTCCGGAAGCTAAATCATCGCCGGTAGGGTGTCCGCTCCCATCAACTGCCCGAATACTTACTGTGAGGTCTCCGGGGTTCCCCGCTTTTCCAAGTACCAGTTTGACTTTCTGGACATAGTGGGAGACTGAGGGGGTAAAGGACATAGACGACCACTCATCTCCGTACAGGGAGGATACATTGGAAGTGGAATAATTATCATTAAATTCGTACTTTTCCGACATATTGCACCACTAACTCAGGACACTGAGGAAACTACGCAAAAGGCTACGGGGGGACTTCCGTCCGTATCTCCTATCAAATCGCCGTCTCCCCACTTATCCAATCCTGGGCGTTGCCCAATTCGTATTTTATTTTCGAGCACATCTCTTGCCCTGACATTAGACATATGGCCGCTATTTAAGGCGGGAGTATTTTCAACGACACCTCCCTTGTGAATACCTTTTATCGGAAGATTAAATACAACCTTTGCCATCACGACCCCCTAAACTAAAACCGGCTCTTTGTGTATTTCTCTATGACAGTTTCTGCAAAGCCACTCCACTTCGAGGGGTTTGCTATAGTCTGGATGATGTCCCTCGGTTTCCGCGGGAAGCCCGCACCTTTCGCAGAAAACGGAGCGTTCAAGTTTTCCGTCCCGGACCGCGTTGTTAAGTATCCTCCGGGCTTTTATTTTCTCAGGATTTTTTTCGGCGTACTTCTCTCTCGCCCGTTTCCAATTCTCCTTGCCCCGCTCGGTCTGAAAATATTGTTTCTGGTACTCCGAAAGATGCCCGGAATGCCGTCTCCGGTATTCCCGATAATACGCAGAGTATTTTTCCTTATGCCGCCGCCTATAAGCTCGATTGCGTTCTTCCACTTTTTCTTTATTGCTTTGGTAGTATTCTCGTTGATAGTCTCTTATCTTTTCTTTATTCTTCCGATAATACTCCCGCTGGCGACACAGAGCTTTCTTTCTGGTTTTTTGATAATACTTCTGGTTGTACTCCCTTTGGCAATCCTTGCACCTGCCCTGTTTACTATTGAACTCGCCCAAGGGCTTCTCAGCCTTACATTTAGTACAGATTTTCATTTACTGACCTCCTTAAAACCAACCCCAAATACACTTTAAGGCGCCTCTTAGGAGTTACTACGACCTGAACGTTGCTTTTGTTCGCAAAAAAAACTGTAAATTTTTATGCTGCCAGCAAAAATATCTGTACTTAGCTCCTCCATAATACGTACACTTTATCACCTGATGTACCCTTGAAGTGAAGAAGGGATGTATTCTCTATTGGAATTATCAGATAATCCGCAATAAGAACAGGGCCACCATTCGCAGCACTGGCGGATTCACCAATCTTGATACTCTTAGATGCCTCTGGCCACACTGTTACCTCCCGACAAGGTTGGTCTGCGCCTTGGCCCAGACCACTCCCGTCGAGAGTAATTACCTCCACCCCAAAGGAGCCTGATACAATATTCGATGGAGAGGCATTAGCTCTAAAACCCATGTTTACCTCCTATTACAGGTCCGATTTATTCCTGCCACTATCAGTCAGTTCGACATTCGTGCTCAGATAAAACACCTCAACAAGCATTCTGCCCGCAGAGATGGAGGTGAAATCAGACGCCCCGGTTACTGTCAGGACAACATCCACCGCACTGCCTTCCGCAACGGGACCGAGGTCAGTGCCAGCCTTCGCTGCCTTGACAAGATTGGAAGCAGCCGACACAATGTTATGGGTCGTGCCGCCAGAGTAAGCATCGTCATCCCCGGACTTGCCGATTTTCAGGGTAGCCGTGGTGTCGCCGGTAAATCCGTCCTTCACCGTTACTTTAGAGCCAAGCACAAAAGAACCCGCAGGAATCTGCTTCGTCATTGTCAGCGTACCCGTAGTGCTCCCGCCATCAGTGAAGTCATCGTAGTTCACAATCTGGGAGACCTTGCGAATTCCCATTCCAACAAAAGAGTTTTCCAACTCAAAATTTACATTACCAACGCTCATAAATTCTCTCCTTTAACTATATCTCTTGACCATATACGGTCCACGTGCCACGCGGAATCCAATAACGTCGATAGAACATCGGGTCATAATTAAATCCTATGTTTCTATCATACACCATACCAACAGTATTAGGACTTTCTCCCTTGTCTTTTCTGATAAGAGCCTGGAGCATATCCACCGCTCTCTGGGTTTCAACCCCTATCACCTCATCCTGCTCGTTTTCTGCAACCGCAAGGCAGCACTGAAGAATCACCTCGCTCTCCAGGGGTCCGCCAATGAAGTAATCATCATCATTTTCTGGCTTAGCTGGAGTCATAACATAGGTGGTGTTTATGGTATAGCTGCCATTGGGGGTTGGATAAACCACAAGCTCCTTCTGAGAGCCTACCGATTTATCAAACTTCGCAGTCCTGATAGCATACATTTCTGGATAGCTGCTGAACTCCAGGACGTTGCGATTCGACATTATTGTTTGCAGACTCACAAGCTTGAGGTTAGCCAGCCTTTCCCCGGCATCATATTCCAGGTCCCGAAAGAAACGCTCGAAGTCTCCTGGCAAGGCATACTCCCATTTATTGGGAACGATAGAGAGCTTCCACTCCTGCCGCAGGAAACTCCAGGTATAGATATCGGAATCCCCCGGGTTCAGCGGCATTAGGAATTTCATATAGCCCCGATAGACAATGTTCTTGACAAGAGTCAGGTCATCGCCAGTAGGGGAGCTTCCCAGCCCGAGGAACTCCGACACCTTCTTATAAACGTCCGAAAAAGTCCAGCGCATATCCATTTGTTTAATCCTAAGATATAGCCAGGGCGGGGAAAACGACCCCCACCCCGACTACGGAGACATTAAAGCCCGAAAACCCTGACAATCATGGTCTCATATCTGGGGCCACCAAGAGCTATCTTCCCCTTTTCTGGGGCGTGCTCTCGGCCAATGAGCTTGTTCATAACCTTTTTCAGAAGATTTAATTCATCTTCATTTATCTCAAGCTCATCCCCCTCACACTCCTTTATCTGCCTACTCAGCATTGCTCCGTCAAACAATTCCATTCCATCGGAATAAATCCCAGGAAGCCGTAACAGTTCAGAAAGTTCTTTCTTGACAGATACAGCCTCCACTTTAAGATTTTTAACCGGTTCCCCGTCCTTGATTTCAACTACTTCTGAAACCACTTCATAGTCAGACAAATCAAGCTTATAGGTCTTCATGGCTGTCTCCTAAATTAAAACCAATAAACCATATAAATTAACTTCGGCCAAGCTGGACAACCCTAACCCAATCAACGGTAAGCTCTGAGTCCGCATCGGTTTCCTCAGTCTTGGAAACAAAGCTCAGGGCCATAACATCATTGGGAATATTCGCAGCCGTTGTGCCTGTCTCAACCAAGGTATCATTGACATAGAACTTTACGCTCGTCAGGCCATCAATGACAAAACCAAGAGTAACATAAGTATCGTCTGCATTGTCTGCCACGTCTGTAGTCTTGTCATCAGCATCTGCCCGGGCAGTAACAGTACTAATCTTGTCATCAGTTGAGGCCGCCTCATGGTAGAAGCCACACTTATCAACAACATCATCCAGCACACCACTTGCCATCAGAGTAGTATCAATACCGGCAAGGCCGACAAAATACTGGTCAGTGGCGTCGTTCATTTTGACTCGGGCCTCAAACCAAATCTTACGTCCGGAAGCACTCTTAAAGAGGCAGTTTGTCAACTGTGCCTCAATACCATCATCCGCAGAAGCATGCCCGGCTGAATCAAAAACAATAGCCCCGCCGTCATCTGTAGCACTGGGAACAATAGCTCCGGACGTAGTAGTGGTAATTGCCCAGCCGTCATCGTCCGTAATATCAATCTCATCAAGGAAATCGTTGAAGTAATATACTCCAAGGCCCGGATTATTTTTAATTTCCTCAACAGGGCAATCAGCCCAGAGAGTTGCTCCAAAACCTTTCGCCGCAGTGTCATCCGTTGGAATGACATTTTCTGCCCGCACACCTTCCAGCTTTGCAAGAACCAGGCCCGCCGTGCTGGAGCGGTCAACCGTCTCCATCGCTACCGCAGCGTAAGGAAGAGTATAAGCATCATTGACAAACGTGGGCTGTCCTGCTTCGAGATACAGCTTGTCTTTAATAGTGATGCTCTTATCTGTCCGCACGGGAACAATCGCCCCGTTGGGAATATAAATCTCAATCCAGCGAGGGCCGGTCAATCCAGCATACGAGCCGCCAGCAACAACACCAGCAAATGCAAAAGCATTAGCGGCAGACAAAAGCTCCACCCGCAGGAAGCGGCCCTCGTTCTGATAGCCGTCAGCCGTGGTAGAACCTGCCTGGTCGTTCTCTTTGTCCCAACCAAGGATATTATCATCCGTATCATAATTGTAGGCTACCGGCATCCCTTCGTAGATGGTAGTAGACCCCTCAAAATACACCCTTTTTCTTCGGGCCTGAGCTTCAGTACCAAATTGTGTCATGCTCATGGTTATCTCTCCAAAAAATAGTTATTGCTTCTATTACTGTCCGCTAATAAGGAATCCAGCTCTCTGGCGGTTTGTACAAATCACGGCAAACGACACATCCAGCGGGACTGTCAGGACATTGTGCATGTTATCCCTGGGCGTAGGAGTTCCAAGAACAAAATCATTTTCCCGCAGGACTTTTACCTTGAAGTACTCATGGTTCACGCCAAAGATGGGGTTCGTGCCCATGATGGTGCTATTATCACTGTCAAGATAGTCAACGTAGATAAACGGAACACCCTTGAACCAAACCGCCCCATAGTACTTGGCCAGGTCTGGACCAACCTTGTCGTCCATCTTCCTCGCCATTGCCTCAAGGTTGCCCAATATGGTGTCGTTTGTGTAATACCGATACGGATTCTCCGGGGTTTCCTTCGCAACCGGCGAGGGAATAATCGCAGGGATGAAGTGCGTCTTTCGAGTAGCCCGGGACAGCAGGTCGAGAAGAGCATCCCCGAATTCGTCATTGTGGTCGGCGTAATACGAGGCCCACCGGGGATTCACGCTCGAACTGGAGTTGATGTTACCAACAGCATAATCAGTGCCGGAACCATCATTATACTTACCCTTATAGCCAGTAAATCCGCCAGACGAATCATCTGTGCCGAGAGAAAGCCAGCTTGCCAATCCATGCGGATTCTTTTTGTCCGCGGAGCTGACCGGAGAAAGAATAAGTCGGGGCTGCAAAAGCTCAGCCAATTCTCGGTACATATTCTTCTGCTTGCTGGTAAGATAGTTGTAGACCCTAACCGCGTTGCCACTGTGCATGGCCAACTCGATACGGCTGTAATCCATGTTGGTCGTGGCATGTACCCAGTCTACCTTAATCTCCTGGTCAGTGTTGACAACGTTGTGGGTATCCTCTTCCCACCGGCCTGCCATCTTGGCATTGCCAACATCGCCGAGTGTAATGAACGCCTTGACGACATCGCCGCTGTCCCTCTCGGCTTCCTTGAACCATCTGTTGTAAAGCTCATGGGTAACGTCGTTAAACGTCATCTCCAGAGCATCTTTCTTAAAGCTCTCAAGAGTTGCAAGACCAATATCTCTCGCTTGTTCTATGCTAATTTCTGTTCCCATTATTAACCTCCATCAATCCCCGCCGCCTTCATGGCTTTCTTGATGACGGCCTCCTTGTATTCATCACTGCCCTTCGGCGGAGTTTTTTCTTTTGTCTTTCTGTGTGAGGGGCGTGCTGTGAATTTGGTCGCTCGCTCTCTCAACTCCTTTGAGATTTTCCTTCTTGCGAGATTCTCAGCATTTCTTCCCTTGTACAGGGCAATAGCGTCTTCAAAAGCGTCTTCAAATGTTTCAGCCAGTCCCGCATTTTGGAGAGCCACTGCGGTATCCCATAAACGTGCTCTCTCCCTAACAGCCCGGTTTCTTACATCGTACTGGCCATCATCTGTCTTCGGCAATTTAGACGTACTGCCAAGTACCGGAAAGTCTTTCGCCAACTCATCCAACTTATTATTTGCATATCGGAAGTTTTTGATAAGAGTCTGTCGCTCTTCCTGTTCTCTCCTTTGCTGCTCTTCCGAAACAACAGCTTGGAGCGAAGAAGAAAGCATCTCGACCTGCTTGGCAAGAGACTCTACAAGACTCCCGACCTCAGAGTCTTTCTCCTTGAGAGCCTTTATTTTGTCCAAGTCAATGGCCTCTGATGTTTCCTCACCTGCATCATCCTCCTCGGAGGTTTCCTCATCCGCAGGCTTTTCTAAAAGATTCTTAACATCGTCCAGCAATCCGGGGTCAAGCTCTTTCAGTTTAGCGACTACCTCTTTATCCCATCCCAAAACATCTGTTACGAGGTCAGTCTCTTCGTCCCCGGCTTCTTCCTCTATATTCTCTTCTTCCTCTTCCTCGTCTTCTTCCGCTTCATCCTTCTTTGGTTTCAGCATCGAAGCAATCTTGGAGAGGATTCCATCCTCTTTGCTCTCTTCAGATTTATCCTCTGTCTCCTCGGCAGTCTCTTCTACGGAATCCTCGGCGTCTAAGTTCTCATCCATCTCTTCAATACGTTCATCATCCGGCGAAACCATTTTTGTCTCCTTTAATAATTACCATAACTGTCCTGGTTTATCCATCCGCGTTCTTTCAGGCGTTGCTTTTGCTCCGCCCTGTTTCTCAAAATCATGTAGCCCTCTTTAGTGAATTTAGCCCCGGGGTGCACCTTGAAAACTTCCCCGCTCTCAATCTGAGACGGGTGAACTCCGAGGGCGACGGATATCCTTTCCTTGTCTCCACATATCATATCTTCTCGTAGGGAGTAATCCCTTCTCATCTTTTTCCCGCAAGGACAATCTATGTACTCTTTTCTGTCCTTTATCATAGAGAATTCTTCGTCCCGCCGACCGCAGTCATCACAAATATATCTGTAGAGGGGCATCACTTCGTCTCCTTTTCCCGTTCCAGCGCATCCACCTCAAACAGCACATATTTTATCGCAAGTCTGAGGAAATCGAGATTGTCAGAAATACACTCCCGGATAGAATCCCCGCGGCGCTCCGCACCAACAATCAATCTGTCTGGCAATTTCTTTCTGCGAATATTCTTGCAGAACAGAAGGCCGAGACTAAGCAGTTCTTCGTTAATCCATGACTCATACTCCTCATCTCGCTTTTTTCTCATTTTAACGACCTATAACTACGTATTCCAGAATCACCTGTTCGCCCGCGGACCCGTTCTTTATGTAGACAGTTCCGGACGGCTTAAACACACAAATCTCCCCCTCTGGGACATTCAACTCCGCATTGTAGGAGGTGTCAAAACTTGTGTCAACCGTAGCATCATTCGTAACCGCCTTTATGACAATAAGGTCAACAGTCGAAACTCCGCCCAGTTCCAAGGCCTCCTCAGTATCTGCCGACGCCTGCTCCAAGTAGCCGTAGTTTACGCGAGTCGGAGTATTGGTAAGAGTAAACCTGTCAATGAAAGACACGTCTTTCCCAAGACCAAGCAACTCCACACTTATATTAACGTTTCCGGTTGCCGCCATTCTTTTTCCTCTTCACTTCTCCGGGAATTACTTTTCCGTCCAGGATAGCCAGGTGGATATATCTATTTCCGGGAAGCTTTTTTGTACGAACCTTTGCTCCCCTCTTTATAGCCTGATTAAACGCCCTCGGCATTACTTCCCCCGCTTTCTGTGTACTTTTTTATGACACTCAACGCATAAAGTTATGCCGTTGTCAACATCAAGCCGTAATTCAGGAAAATCTTTCCACGACTTAATATGATGGGCATTTAAGTCTCCTCCAACTTGACTACATATCTGACATTTATATCCATCCCTCTCAAAAATGGCAATACGCCAGTTGATGTACTCAACACGACCCATCTCTCGATGTCTTTCCGTTCCATAGATTCCGCCTTTCCAATTGGGGTTGTTTTCTCCCCTACGCTCTGGCCGGGGTTTTCCCCTTTGAGCTTTCCCAACAGAAATAGCACGTTTCTTTTTTACCTCGGGGGTTTGAGATGCTTTCATCCAGGGAGAGTTAAGCTTTTCACTCCGCTCCCACTTTAATTTCCCGGCACAACTATTTCCACATGTTTCGTCATAAATATCTTTTTGCTCGCCACAAACAGGGCATATTGATAAAATCAACCTGCAATTATCGCACCATTTACTATTTCCCGACCGTGCGGTATAATTTTCATTACACCTTTCGCAGGTTTTATTAAAGGTACGCTTATGCCCTTTTTGAAAAGTTCCGGAGTTCATTTCCCCTTTCTCCGTCTTCCGAGGGCAGCTAATTCTGCATATTTTTTTGCTCCATAGCGTTTGCGGCCTATTGCCGCCGCGACAGCAGCCGGATTCCTGGCTCCGGAAGCCTTCGCAACTGCCTTCAGGGCTTTGAATCTTTCCCCCGCACCAAGCTTGGAGGTCTTCCTTGCCTTCTCATATCTTTTCCGAGCAGCTCTTCTTTTTTGTAATCCGTCGCTCATTTTCTTTTGCCCCTCAATCGTTTAATCTCCTCCTCTGTAAATCCTGCCTGTCGGAGTCTTTTTTCAATGTCCTTAGTCCTATCCGTCTTAAACTCCTCCTTCTTCTTTTTCTTTTTCTTCTTTCTACCAAAGAAAAACAATTTCTGAGGAGCTTCGTTATAACCAATTCCTTGTGGCATTATTTTTCTCCCTTGTTTTCCAGAGCCTCTTGTTTAGCCTTCGCCACAATCGCCTCAACTTCTTCTGGGCTGTAATCCTTACGCCGCTTGAAAGCCTCTTTACCCACATAAGCCCCGATGCCGAGCGGCGCCAGCATTCCCAGAATGCTTATCGGATTGTCCGGACTTCCTATGACGATATCTTGCAGAGCATACGACTCAGCAATTGCCTGGTCAATAAACCCAAGGGCATCCTTATAGGCTATCTTATCGTCCTCGGCAATTCTCTTCAGGTCTATCTGGGTTTTGCGGTGCTTTATGATAATCTCGTCCCGGACTCTTACGGCATCCGCAACAGAGACAATACTCCCGAGGTCTTCCCTCTCAATCTCCGCATAGTCTATGCTGCGGTCATTTATTATCGCAGGAGTAATCTCGTCGAGCATAGACCGGCAACCAACGAGAGCCATCACAAACAGCAGCACAATTCCAATAACAATATTCCTCATTTTGGTCTCCTATACTAAAACCAATTCTTTGTGCACTTCTATATGGCAGCTTCTGCAAAGCCAATCCACTTCCAAGGGTTTACTATAATCTTCGTGATGCCCTTCCGTCTTCGCAGGGAGTCCGCACTTTTCACAAAAGACCGGCCTTTCAAGTTTTCCTGATTGGACAGCCCAATTAACCATGCTGCGGGCCTTGTATTTTTCAGGGTTATTTTGTCGGTATTTCCGGACAGCTTCTGTATGTTTTTCCATATGATTTTGCTGATATTTCTTCGTTCTTTCTATAACTTTGGTTCGGTTCTTTTGGTAGTAACCCTGTTGGTATTCTTTAATCCCATCTTTGTGTTTTTGATAATATTTCAAATGATACTTCCGGTGATACTCCTTCTTACAAACCTTACACATCCCCTGATGTCCGTCTTTGCTACTTCTATCTTTATAAAAATCTTCTAATGGTTTCTCAGTTTTGCACTTATTGCACCTTTTCATTTTGTCTCCTTATAACTGCTCCCCAAGGCGTTGCAGTGCCTGTCTTGAATTAGCTTCAGTTGAGTTTGGGTTACTTCCCGTTTGGCCATCTTGGACACCGTGCTCTTTTATCTTGCCCTGTTGTGGAGTATACGGATTAAGAGCTATATCATTTGATGGAACCGCAGCTTCGTAAAAATCGTCCAGTTCCCCTATTCCTGCCAACCTTGCAAGTTGCTTCGTGGCCTTAGGAACATTAAGCATAGCACCCTGTTGTGCTGCAATCTGAGCAGTCGGCAGAATCCACTGAGAAAGCAAGCCCATCATCCTCTGGTATTCTAACTGAGGATTGAGTCTGTGCATCGAATATGGCTCAATCTTCAGGGAATAATCCCAAAACTCCCCGTCTTGTGCAGCCTTGTCAAATATTACCTCAACATCCCCAACGCCCTCTATGCGTTTAGAGAGAGCTATACTTTTCAGTGGGTCAGTCCAGAAGTTCCAGCACACTTTCCTGGCAACATTCGCAGTGAAGTCATATACCATCTGGTACATGTCATCAATAGCTCGGGAGGCATTGGCCATCAGCATCTGCTCTTGCCCAAGGGTTTCCGCCTGGGCGTTTCGTCCGCCGAGGGTGTAGAGATTATTTCCCTGCATGGAGTACTGATGCTCCAAGTACTGAATCCAATTGTACTGATTCGGGTCAACTCCCGGCCATTCGATTGTTTTAATCCCGTCGGCATTGCTTACCTTAATGGCCTCCCGGTCAGCCGCACTGGCGAGTCTCTCCGCATCATCAACAGCGTCCCCCTCATAGGCCAACACCGCCTTCTGCGAAGCCGCCTGAATCCTCATCTTATTCACAATTACGTTTATCGCTGCATCCAAGTCCATCCAATACCATACCGGGGGAATTGGAATCGGGGTTCCCGGGAATTCCTTGAAATACAATTTATCATATGGGCCTTCTTCCGGGGCCTCGGCAGAGCGAGTCTTCAATATCTTTCCCGTGTTTGGCTCTATTGTGAGAATAACCCCCTCGTCCGGAATCCAGAAATCCGCAAGCTCAACAAGTTCTCGCAGGGACTCATAAGATTCTACGTCAGAGTTGTCCTTTGCCAACTTCTCCGGGGAATGCTGTCTATCCTCCGAGGCCAGAGAATACGTCGGATTTAGTATATCTGCAAACTTTGGAAACAGGTCTCTTGCAACCTCGACCGGAATCTTATAATAGTTTCCCTCAAATTCAAAATCGCTAAATACTCGGGCCGTTGGGTCTCCAATATAATCTACAAAATCTACCGGGTCAGAGTATACTTCCCCAACAGAATGCGTATACCCAAAAAGTTCCACCTCGCTGGCCTTCATTACTCCGGTTTTAACTATCCCAAGTCCCATCAGGGCATCACGGACAGCGGGACGGAGTGTCCTCTGGGCAAATTTAATTTCTGCCATCAAGTGATTAAAAGCAAGCTCCGAGGTTTTAGCAAAGGGCCGAAGTTCCTTATACTCGGTCCTTATCAAAATCTTCGGATTGGTCATTACCAAATACGGAACAAGAATACTAAGCCCGCGGTCTATGAGATTTATAGGGTGCGCAACCTGGTTTTTGGCTTTTTCAGAATAATATCCAGCCTGAAGAGCATTTAATATTCTAATCCTGTTTCGCAGGGCCGGTTTTACCAGCTGCTTCCAGGCCTTGGCTCCCCTTATCAGTCTCTTAGGGAAGCTCGTCTTCTTGTCCATATCATAAATGCTTGCCATAATAATCCTAAAATATAAACCTCTGATGAAGCTTTTTCTTTTGAAGCTCTCTCTTTCTCTGTAGCATTCTGCCACCAATGGTATTTTTATTTATCTTTTTCTGCACCTCAACAAGAGCGGCGGGCTGGTAAGCCAGCGCGAGATTGCACAGCCCAAGAGCTATGACCCGGTCGCCATGTGTTGCAGAAGCAGATGTATCATCATCTTCCAGAGATTTAGTTACGCACGGAGTTCCAGAGGAATTGAAGACATAGCCCTCCGCTTCGTTCACTACATTTATGTCATGCGTTATAATATACTTTCCCTCGGGTTTATCGCTTACCCCTTCGGTTAGAGCAGCATCAAGGGATACGCAAAGGTGGAACTTGGAACCATCCGGGCCTTTGGTATTTACCCAGCCGTATCTGTTTTTCTTCTTTTTCCTGCGGGCCTTCTCGTCCCGCTGCACATATACAAACGGGTATTTGTTCCTCAGAACCTTGTCCCCGAACACAAGGCCGGGGCCGTTGGATTCCCAGATAAGCAGCGGGAATTTATCTTTTCCCCCAATCCACTTGCATAAGGCAACAACAGCATCTGCAAAACTTTCCGGAGGGGTCGAGGAGTCTACCCACTTTCCTACCTCTTCCCGAGTATTAACATCAACAATAGAAGCCACTGAGTTAGAAGAGCCGCGACCAAGCGAAATGTCGCATCCCACGATATAATTGTGGTCTTGCTTTGGTCTGCCCTTTTCCAGCTCTCCCCACCACAGTAGCTTTTTATGTGCTCCTGGAACAAATTTCCCGGCAACAACCTTCCCGTCCTTGTAAATTACCTTGAGGTCGCCATGGTATTTCGGAGGAAGAACTGTTTTTACCTCTATTTTTCGCAGGGTAGAGGTAGTAAAGACAGATACATCAGAGCCTCTTGGTGTCATGTTCAGATTTCTTGCTACGTCGCTCGGGCGCCTCTCACTTTCCTCCTTGTCATACCACGGACTTCTCCAATTGCCGTCATTCAGGTCCCCGCCGTCGGCGACAAATTTTATGCTGGAGAGCTTATCCGCCCATTTCTCGGTAATGTTATCCCGCTCTAATTTACTTAAAACGAACGGCTCTCTTCTCTCGATGTTATTGAAAACCTCGGGACACAGTTCTCTGTAGTAATCAATGTCCTCAATCTCGATAACATCGTATTTCGGGGACATGTAGAGTCCTTTATTCTTCGTCGGATTCTCCCACCACGGTAACTTACAGACCTCTATTTTACCATATCTCTGGGTCAGTAGTTGATTGTATGGATGCTCCGGTCCCCAGAAGTGAGTAGAGTTCACTATAATACATTCAGAGGTATCATGTACAGAATCTATTATATTCAGGGCCATCAGGTGGTCGAGTCTTCCGAACTCGTCGATAAGTATGGCGTTCTGCCGGTCCCCCGCCCCGAAGTTCTCGTTAGTGGCCTCGCCCGATATAGTTGCCCCGTTGTCCAGGTTTTGGAGCAGCATATAAGTCTTTACTACGTTAGGGCGCATCCACCGCGGAAGGGTCATAATGGCATAACAAATTTTGTGCATCAGGGTCTTGTGAAGCCCGTGCACTGCCCCGTTTACAATCTCCACGCCCTTGTCAACATACTCCGCCTTACGGGAGCCAACAAGAAAGTTGGATTCCGGGTCCAGCAGAAAATGCCCAGCGAATGCCTTGCAGATAATCTCGGTAGCCCCCTCTTTCCGAGACTTATTTATCGCAAGGTCTTTCTGCTCAATGATACTCTGATGTATTTTCTCTACGGCTTTTTCCTGATGCGGCCACAGGATAAAGGGTTTGTTGCGATTGCCCTTGGTGTCCTGAGTGTCGAATACCCAAAAGGCAGTATTAAACAGAATTCGCAGGTCGGCCCAGCACAGCTCAAGGTACGCCTTTTGCATACCGGGGTCTTTCTCCAGCTTATCGTGGAGATTCATCCGATACTGCAAATTCTCCCGCAGGTCCTGCGGAATCGCAGCGAAAAAACCTTCTGGGGTATCAATCTGTTTTGACAGTTTTTGATTCAACGGATTTCCGCTTTTTATCCTGTTTATCCGCTTCTTTCAGGGCGGCCCCTGCTAATTTGCGAATGTCCTCTGAGGCAATATTCCCGCTCAGGTTCACATTTAAGTTCTGTTTCTTTTCTGTGATTTCTATGCTTTTAACGTGTTTCCATTCCTCCTTGCCTTCCATTCTATCCATATTGAGCAGGAAGAATATCAGGAGGTCTTTATCCGCCGGTCGATGCCTTAGCTTCCTAACCTCCTTTTGGACTACCAATTCCCCCTCTTCATTACGGACGAGGGTGGTATCTCGCTCCTCTACATCATACCCCATGGCTGCTCGAAGACCCTTAGCAACCAGGTATGCTTTTGCTATAGATTTACCCTCGGCACAAGCCTTTTTGAATTCTGGGTATCTCTGTTTCCACTGGTTTATCGTAGTAGGTTTTACGCCGAGTACAAACCCTATCTCTTTTTCTGTCATCCCAGCAGCCACAAGGCGGGAAGCAATCTCTACGAAGTCGTAGTTAAACTTAGCCCCGCGCTTCAGCTTCCGTCGTATAGGTGCGCCTGTCGTAGATGTAGGATTACAGAAATCAGAAATCTTAGGTCTCCTTTCGTTAGCGTTTCGTGGACTCCTTCGGGGAGGGAGCTGTGTTATCGAATTTCCTGCACCAGCTCAACCTCTCGTCCCCCGATATAAAGAGTCCGGTTTTTATAATATATCTTTGGATACTCTTGGGACAATTCAATCTCCCCTCCCGCTTTCGGCAATCGTTGCACCAGCTATATCTGCCCCAAAAGTCTTCTCTTTCTTGGAAGTTTGAGATATCTTTTGTCTTGTGGCACCGGGAACATTTCTTAGTCATTAGACAATTCCCACCTTTCAATGCGGAGTCCGAAGCATAAAAAGCCAATCTCAACAATGCCAACATTCCCGATTAGCTCATTGAACTCGTTATTCACCCGGAATAGAGATAGGCGGAGGGGAAGTCCCCACCGGCTCAAATCCATCGACAGCATTACAATAAGATTACCAATTTCTACTTCTTTTTCTATTCTCATATGTGTACCCCCTCTATAATATAGTTGGCTAAATTCCCGTATTCGTTACAATCGTTACAAATGTTATAATCAATACCGGGGGAAAGAAGAGGGGCCAAATTATTTTTCCTCATTTTTAGCCTAATAATAAGGATTCGGCAAAAAAATTCACTTTCGTTAGTTCAGGTGGTAAGGGTTATAACGATTGTAGGGGCGGACAGCCCGGGTCTGGAGTTTTGTATACCAGATATAAACTTTATCCTTTATAACGTCCAAATAAAATCCTCGTTTTTTTGGGCAAAATGGGCGCCCCAACTGGATATCTTTTATCCAGATGGGTCTGGGAAACACGACATCAAAGACTTTTTGAAAAATTATTTTCAAAATCCCCGTTTTCCGGCCAGAAATGCAGATTTTAATGTTATAGAAAATTGGACATAAATTGTTTAGTCCAATAATAGCCGTGGTTTCAAGTTAAAAATGGGGTAACGATTATAACGACTGTAACGTCTGTAGGGGCACCGGGAATTTAAGCAGCTATATTATAAGGGCACATGGAGGTGCCCGCTTCCAATTCCCGCACGGATGCGATAGAACAGTAAATATCGCGGGCACGAGGTCCGCAGACGGTTAATACGCAGGAAGGAAAGATGGGGCAGCGGCGATTGGATAAGCCGCGTGGATAGCAAGCAACGAGCCACGATGGCGAGTGGGGACAAAGATATAAAGAAAAGTATATGCGGGTAGACAAGCTGTCTGAGCATGGATGCGAAGGTACTATAAAGGAGAAGAGAGGTTAATACTATTATTAAAGTTTTTTTGAAAAATCGGCGAACAAACTTTCGCTCCCTGCGTATAACTAATATAATATGAAAAAAAAATTTCAAAACGAGGATTTTTCGCTTGACATTTATGCTCAAATATGCTATAATATATGTATAAAAATTGAGGCCTTTGAAAAAGGAGGTACCATGAAAGTTTGTTCTAAATGCAAAATCGAAAAACCCTTGGACGCGTTCTACAGAAAAGACAGTAGCAAGGATGGCCGCCAGGGTATATGTAAGGTTTGTCAAGAGGAGTACAAACGGAAATGGCGACAGAAGAATAAGGAAAAGATTGCAGAATACCACCAGAAATATTATCAAGAACACAAAACCGATATTGTAAAGTACCATCGGAAGTATAGGCAGGAGCATAGGGCTGAACGTGCCGAATATCAGCGAAAATGGAGACAAGAACACCGAGCCAGGTGGGCTGAGTATCACCGAAGATGGCGACATGGACACAAAGCACAAGTCAGGGAATATGTACAAAAGTGGCGGCAAAATAATCCCGAAAAAGTTAGAGCACATAATGCTGTTAATTGTGCTATCCAGGCCGAAGAACTCAAGCCCTCTGTCTTCTGCGAAGAGTGTGGACTTCCCGCAGAAACTCAGGCCCATCACGAGGACTACAACAAGCCATTAGAGGTGGATTGGCTTTGCAGAAGTTGCCACCGACAAAGGCATAAACAATTTATTTAAGGAGACTAAAATGGATTGGGAAAAAATCGAGAAGTATTGTGGTAAGCTCTCTGAAATGCAGCAACAGATACTGTTTAATCTACACCCAAATATACTTGGTAAGACCACCAGAGAGACTGCGCAAGAACTTGGACTTGTAGAGGCCGATGTGATTAGTGCAGCAGACGAGATTGTCAAGAAGTTTCCTGACCTGCGGAAATACCTTGGAAAACAGGGAAGAAATAGACTGAGGAAATCATCAAAGGAATCTAAAGTGTATGACATTCCTGTTCCCTGCGGAAGTAATCTGGAGAAACTGGCAGAATCTCTTGGACTGGAATTTGTGGAGCTTGAACTGATAAAAGCCATTCATCCTATTTTTGGCATGTGTCTTACAAAGAAAGCCGCCGGGAGAAGACTTGGTATTGGAGAAAGCACTGTTACTCGTATATGGAAAGACCTGATGACAAGATTCCCGGCACTGGAAGAAACAATGAAGAAGTGGGGCAGTGCCGATAGTAATAAGTGGCATAAGGTAAATAACCCAATGACAGTAAGTGATATGGATGACCCGCGCTTTGAGAAGGACAGAATCGTGGAGAAATTTTAATGGACTGCCACGTACTGAAAAAACTTGATGACATCAAAGACTACTTCGATGCCCGGGATTTCTCTGTAACCTCCTGCGATACGGAAACCAATGGTCTCGATTACTATACTATGCGGCTCGAAGGAATCTCCTTCTGCAATGGCAGCGAGACGGTATACATCGACTTAGTGAACAACCCCGAGCGAGACAAAATCATCTCCTTCCTGCGAGAATTATTTTTAATCATAAAGGCTATCGTATTCCATAACGCCCCGTTTGACCTAAAGGTTCTCCACAATGAGGGAATACGGACCACCGAGAATATCTTTTGTACTATGACGGCGGCTCACTTGTTAAATGAAAACAAGTCCTGTGGACTCAAAAAACTTGCCAAGAGACATTTAAGAGAGGAGCCAATCCCGTATAGCGAGGCAGTGAAGAGCGGACTACAGTCGGAGAAATTTTACCAGTATGCCACCAATGATGCTATATGGACTTGGAAACTCCATAAAATATACAATAAGAAGTTGTATGAACTTGGTATGAATAGGTTATTCTATGAAGTCGAGATGCCCTTCCAGTTCGTGGTGGCTGAGATGGGAGAAAACGGGATATTGGTTGACGCCGACAGGCTGGAGGAATTACGCATAGAGGTATCGAGAAAGCGCCTGGAGCTTGAGAAGAAGTTATATGACCTCGGCGGCCTGCCCTACTCCTTGCAGTCTGACATGTTTACCGGAGACGTAGAGCTGGTGAGCAAGCACAAACTAAGCTCCAAAACCCTGCTGAAAATATTTGAGGAGCGGGGACTTGAATCCCCCTACACCACCGACAAGGGCCAGATGAGCACGGGAAAAGAGACGCTCGAATACCTGAAGGGAGACGAATTTGTTGACGCCCTGCGAGAATTCCGGGCCTTAGATAAGATGCTGACAGCCTTCATTGATAAACTTCCTGAGCACATAGATGGGGACGGAAAGGTTAGACCGCACTGGAATAACTGCGGAACTGTTACTGGCCGCATGTCCTGCTCAGACCCTAACCTGCAACAGTTGCCAAAAACATCCCCTGACATGCCCATTGACTTCAAGAGCGTTTTTATGGCCCCAGAAGGCAGGTCCTTTGTGTCTCTTGACTATTCCGGGCAGGAGCTGCGAATACTGGCCATTGTCTCCAAGGATGAAGTGCTGATGGAAGCTTTTAAGTCCGGCAAGGACCTCCACTTAATGACCGCAAATGAGGTATTTGACCTCGGCATCCCAGAAGAGGCCCTGTGCACCTCGCATCCGGACTACGAGAAATACAAGAAAAAGTATAAACACGAGAGGCATATAGGAAAAAACGGATTTAATTTCCCAATAATATATGGGACTACGGCTTACGGGATTGCGAAGAACGTGGGAATTACGGAGGAGGAGGCGGAGCGTGGTATAGAGAAATTCTACGGGACTTATCCGGGAATTCGCCGGGCCATCCGCAGGTGCCATGAATTCCTCAAGCACAACTTTCACGTCAGGAGCCTTACCCTGAGAAGACGAAGGCTTGACGTCAAGGAAAAGAAGTCCTACCGCCAGGCGTTCAACTTCCTGATTCAGTCCCTGGCGAGCGATATGCTCCGGTGTGCCTGCAATAAAATTAGAAAACTGTTCCTCAAGCATCCAGAATGGGAGGCCAAGTTTATTATGCTGGTACACGACGAGATAGTAGTGGAGGTCAAAGATGAGTATGTAGAGGAAGTAATGAATAAAATCAGGCCGCTGGCTGAAAACGCGATGAAGCTGCCTCTCCGGATGGAGGTAGACATGGGATTTGGTAAGGTGCTTAGCGAGTTAAAATGATGACGTACAAAAGAGAGTATGAGAAGATTGGTCGGAACGAAATCTGTCCCTGTGCTGCGAATATTGGGGTCGGCAAGAAGTACAAACACTGCTGCCTTCCAAAGGTCCAGGAAATTGAAAGAAAGATTGTGGAGCTGGAAAGAAAAAAAAGTGCTATTCGCCGCTCCTTCTTGAAGAGGTAAGGTAACATGAGCTGGTTTTCAAATCTACTGGAGACAATAAGGGATTTTTTCCCGAGAGTATTTATCGTATTTCCTGACGAGGGGGGCGTCAGGATAACTCTCGGGACGGGAGTAAAGCGACTGCCCCCGGGCTGGTATATCTACTGGCCCGTAATCCAGGAAGCCTACAAAGTTACAGTAACCCCGCAGCCAATCGACCTGCGACCCCAGAGCGTCCTGACAAAGGACCGGGATAACGTCAGTATATCTGGAGGAGTCCTGTACAAAATAAGCGACGCCAAGAAAGCCCTGCTTCATGTCCAGGACTTCGACCGCAGCATCCAGACATTCTGCATGGGCGTTATCACAGAGTACGTGGGCAAAAAGAAGTTTTCGGAGCTTGAAGTAGGCCAAATCCGGGACCAGATTCTAACCTCTCTGCGAGAAGAAGCCTCCGGCTTCGGACTAAAAATAATGCGGGTCTATATTACCGACATAGGGAAGTGCATGAATCTGAGATTACTTGGAAGAGAAGAGGACTAAAATGCTTAGGGTAATAGTAGAAATAGTACCGTTTGGCGTGGAAGAGGATAAGAAAGTCTTGGATATCGTGGAAATTGCAAACATTAGTGGAGGAAACATATCCAATTATAGGATACAATCCGGGGATAAAACAGAATATGTAACACACGACAGGTCCCTGGGTTTTGAAAAGCTCGTTCTTGAGGCCCTGCGGGCACTATATTAGTTAGATTGCCGTATAACGCACGAGGATGGCTCAGAATCGACGAACTCATATTGGCCTATACCAGACACCCCCCAAAAAAGAAAATGGATTGTGAGCCAATCTGAGGCCTTCTACGGGAAATTAAGTTCCCAAAAAATATATGTATATTTTTTCAGGTCGGGGTTTTGTCCGGTCAAAAATTTGTAAAATTTGCCTGGCTGCTTAATACCTGCCCGGGGCCTACTCATTGAATTCCCGACCTACCTGTACCCCTTTGAGCGCGGGCATGAAAAAGGGCCTTTTATCGGACAAAATAAACCCTACAATCGATACAATCAGAATCATAACCGATTCAATTCACACGGACGATACAGACAAAGGCCCTGTGGGCCTCAAAGCCACAGCATATTATCGGTCTATAATCCGGCCCGCAGGGATAGTCGATAAAAAGGTATTAAAGACTTGAAAACAGTCTTGGCGGCAAAGAGTAATTCTTGTAATAAAGACTTGACTATTCAACTACAGATAAAGGCTGTTGTTATAATAAAGACTCAATTACTCAATAACCGGCAATAGACAAAACAGGATAAAAGACTTGAAAACAAGTTTATCAGTAAAAAGCAATAGTTATAATAAAGACTCTAAAGGTCAAGGATTTGACCGGCTGAAGTAGTTGATAAAGAAGTATTAAAGACTTGAAAGCTTGGTTATAGGCTGGCTGAAAAAAAGTACTTGACAAGCTGTGCTCTGTGTGGTATAGTTTATACGACAAGTTAATACTGTTTTTTGTTGGAGGGCTGAACTATGACAGTCAAAGAATTGAAAAAGGCACTGGAGGGGCTGGACGACAGCACAGAGGTTTGGTTAACGGTCTGGAATACGAATGAAGGGACGTTAGACGCGGCAAAACTTGACGACGCAGAGTCTGAAAGTTTCGGATTGAACCTTGTAGGCGATAAAACCACGACTTGGAGGTTGAACCATGAGTAAGCGAGAGATAGAAAAGCGATACAGGGAGGTGCTCAAGAAGCTGCACACTTGCCAGCCTGCGGAAAAAGCGGCATTAAAGCAGTTGTTGAATTACTATTACTTCAAACTGGAGGCGTTGAAATGACTGAAGGTCTTGCGGCAATTGGCTTAATGGTGTTGGTATTGGCCGGTACGTTTGGAACAGTTGGCTTAATAGCATGGATTTACTCAGTTTGGCTTGAATATTGAATAGGGAAAATTGACAATGAAAGTTAGAATCAGCACAAAGCCCAAAGGTCGTTATTTGAAGTTGCATAACGGCGACATCTACGACCGTCAGAGCGACACCATCATCATCAAAGAAGCCGTTTTAGAAACCGTTTTAGGGGGCGATAGCAATGACCAGACAAGAGTTAATCGACCTTCTGCTTGTTAGCATCCTGGCTTACTTAGCCTTGTGTTGACACCCACACCACCACACCACAGACCGGCCTTTTGGTCGGTCTTTTTTTATGCTTACAATATCCACTTTTTCCCTGTTCTGGTAGGTTTTCCCGTCCATCTGGTCAACTGGCTTTACGACCTTTTTCGTATTTTGCCACAGAACGCACCAGATTCCATCAGGATGGGCGAACTCTCTGCGGTCGATACTAAACACCCGTCAAGAAAAAAAGCCGATTAGAATCAATCCTACGGCTTTATACAGCAAATCGGCTAATAGCTTGTTATAGTCCGATAATATTCCTGTGGGGCTAAAAAACAAAAGGCATCCTTGCCTGTCGGTATCCTCAATCGTCCCTATCGTCTGTGTCCAGATAGACCGTGTCAGGACTACAGACACAGTCCATTATATCAGCGTCCCAATAGGGGCACTCACTACATCGGGCATACATATCACAAGGCATTTTAGAGTCTCCGTTACTTAATTCTTGATAAAGGCATTGACGCCGATGAAAACCTGCTTGCCGTTGACCTGCAAACCGGTCAAGACATTGCCCCCTGTAGTGGCAATGATTTTGCTTTTGCCGGACTTGCTGTCCGGCGGTTCTTTGGTGTTGGCGTCCAATGTAATCACGAGTTTTCCGTTCTTGATTTCAGCCTTCATAGCAAACCTCCGAAAAAGATAATAAAACTTTACTTTACTTTTTCACCGCATCAGCAAGAAAAGTGTACTGCATGTCCAGAAACTCCGATTTGCAGTCCGTGCAAACGTGGTACTCTTGCACGCTATCAGAACATTGGACATCCTGAAACTCGATAAAGTGCTTTTCCTGCTTGCATACCGGACAAACTCTGTAGTCTTTATTCATGTTCGGCTCCGTAAAACACTATTAACTTGTAAAAAGCGGGTGGCAACGTCGAAAACAGACAGTTTTCAGAAACGCCGCCGAAAACCGCATCGAACCGCCGCCGGTTGACGCTTACTATACGATGTTTGCTTTTTTTTGTTCATTCTTTTTTTTGTTTTTTTTTCGCGCCCTCAATAGGTACCATACAGATACAAGATAGAACGGGTAAACTATCGTCCGGACAGGATACCCGACAAGACAAGTAAAGTATTATATCAGACAAGCTCTATCGGATACTGTATCAGAGAAAATGACTACACAATACCGCCCTATCGTCTCGACAGAGACCAGACCGCCCCTTCTCAGAAAAGCTGGCTGGTTACCTGCTCTTCTGAGAAAAGTTGGCTGGTTACCTTAGTACATTGAAAAACTTTTTTTGTTCGTGCAAAAACTTTTTTGAAAAAAACTTGAACAAAAAAACTTTTGCAGCGTATAAAAAACAAAAAACTTTTTTTCGGAGTATTGAGTATGGTAAGGTATCGTATCTACACAGAGGATGTCAATCGGGACAGGATAGTCGAAATCGTAAGAAAATATTTTGACAGCTTTACCCTCTTCTCTGCAACAGGATACTGGAAGTCTGGAGAAGAGGATTCTCTGGTGATAGAGATTATCGTAGAGAAAGGGGCCATGGATGTCCGTAGTATCTGTATGGAGATAAACAAGACAAACGGACAAGAATGCTGCATGGTTACCAGAGAAAAGGTTGGAGCGAAGCTGATATGAGTATTGAAGAGTTTTTAACACGAGAGCTGAAGATATATGGCCTGTACAAGGATGAGATAGACTCCATAGATTTTCTGAGCCCCTCGACTCCCAAGGACGGGAGTGTGGGGTACATCGCCCATGACTACAAGAATGGAGAGCGAAGAAAGCTGAAAACCCAGAGGTACTTGACAAGAAAACTCGACTTGCGGAGATATCTTTCTGAGGCAAAGATTGTGTCTCTCAGTCATCGACTCAACTTCCATCTGTGGAGTACAGAAGAGCTGTGCGACATAAAGGTGATTTGGGGAGATGATATCGTGAAAGCGTACAAGAACCATGTAGGTGGAAGGTCCTGTATGACGGGAGACTCCGCAGATTGTACAAGAATGTATGCTGATAACCCCGATATCTTCAGCATGCTGGTTATTACTTGCGGTAATGACAGTCTCAGAGCAATTCTGGTTAAGGCTGACAGTGGAAGGACCTACGTCAGCCGGTATTACCGGACTGCAAGGTTCCTTGAAGACGTAGCGGACAATTATATCAAACAACAAGGCTGGACCCATGGATGGGGACAAGATGGAGAAGCAGGAATACCCCCAGAAGAGAAGGTATCTAACGTGATGTATATTCAGGGCGGGATTCCGTATATGGATATATTCCAGTATGCCTACAGAGAATCTCCGAATCATCTTACCCTTTTGCCCTATAATAACGACGAGGTAGAAGTAATTCTGGGGGCTACTTCTGGGTGGTTACTCTACATATGCCCAGAGTGTGGACAGGGCTGTAGGGGGCTTTCGCCAGAAGGTATCTGTGATGAATGTTTAGAGGCAAGATATGAATACTGCGACCTTTGCCGAGAATTAACAGAGAAAAGGCATATCTTGCGGGGTCCTGCCGGTCAACCTTGCTGTCCAGATTGCTATGACCTGTTTTTCACAGAATGCAAAGTATGTGGAGAGACCATAGAGGCGAGAATTGAAGTGGGGGGTTATCCTGTTTGCTATACTTGCCATGATGAATATGTGGCTTCATGCAGTCATTGCGAAGAAGAGTTTTTCAAAAGAAACCTTGTGAAGGTCTCTGGAGTTTTGCTTTGTCCGTATTGCTATGCTTATGGGACAGAATTGTGCTCGGAGTGTGGCGGTGCGGAGCTTCGGGACAACATAAAAGACAAAGAAAGACCACTGTGCAAAGACTGCCAAGAAAAAGCTGTAGTGGAGGCGTAAATGATAGAAAAAAAGTTGAAGTCCCTGAAAAGCGTACCGGTCAAGCACTGTGGTTCCGGCGGGTTTATCCTGCGGACCGGAGAAGTTATTGTAACTACAGACCACGCCGCAACTTGCCGGTCTCTTGGATATACTCTTGAGCAGGCGATAGAAGAGGGCGTCTGTCGGTATATGCTCAGAGAGGGCCGACAGGGTATGGTGGCAGCCTTTGAATACGCCAGCCTAACGGATGTCCAGAAAAGAATCATTCTTGCCATGCTGAGGCAGGACGATTACTATGTTGTCATTACGGAGAAAAGAAGCAAGGTGTCGGAGACAAGACCGATTCGGAATATTGAGTTTTGAGGGCAGGAAAATGAGTGTGTGTAGTTCAAAAGACTTGACAGAGTATATCAAAAGCTTGGTGGTTAGTGAAATAACCAAACTACCAAAAGAGGATTTCGGGGCGGCAATGGAAGATATCGAAAGAGTAGATTTTCTGAAGCCGACACGCCCAGAAGATGGAATCTTTGGTTTCATCGCTTATGACGGGCCGAAGGGAAACAGGGTGAAGCTGAGAACGGCTCGATATCTTACCAGAAAACTGAAACTGACAGAGTTTCTGTCCGATACGGCCATTCGAGACATCGCGGTAAGGATAGAAGAGCACATCTGGGATGATGAAGAGAGATGCCAGGTAGAGATTCTGCGGGGAGAGGATATAGTAAAGGCATACAAGGACGAAGTCGGCGGGCATTCCTGCATGTCCGGCCATAGGTCGCACTGCGTAAAAATGTACGCCAATAACCCAGATAAGTTTGGTCTTCTTGTTGTTCGGTCCGGTAATGATAGCCTGCGGGCGGTGATAATCAAGGCGGACAACGGGGAGACATACGTAAGTCGATACTACTGTACCGCAGAGTGGTTAAGGGATGTGGCCGACAGTTATGCTAAAAAAGAGGGTTGGAAACTTAATGAGCCGCCTATCGGGGAGATGGTATCCAGCGTAAAGTTTGACTATGGGCACGTGCCTTACATGGACATTTTCGAGTATGCGGTTCCAGAAGGGGGCGGATACATAACTCTTTATTCAGACGAAGAGGGGGCTACGCTTTCACTTAACAACACAGACGGCCATTTCTCCGAGAGGTGTGAAAGATGCGGCGATTTTGAGCAGTTAGTAGCGAACACTGAGGTATGTGAAAGTTGCTTCGATGAACTCTACACACGGTGCTATGCTTGTGAAGAGGTTGTGTCTTACGAAGATGCGGTAGAGGACGACTGCGGAGATATGTATTGTCCCGAATGTTATGAAGAAACCTACACTAAATGCGAGATATGCGGGCAAGAGACAGAGCGGGAAGATATGAAAAAATGCGAAGACATGGCCATTTGCAAGGATTGCTATGACACAGAAACCGTAGAGTGTGATGAATGCGGGGAGGTATATTTCGAGAGCAGTATCATAGAGATTGAGACTCTTGACCTTTGCCCTGACTGCTATCGCTTAGCAGAAGCGTGTGAAATATGCGGGAAAGAGTACTTGTCCGATGACCTGCGAGAGATAAACGGTAAAATAGTTTGTGAGGATTGCGAAGCAGAAATACTTGAGGAGACCGCATGTTAAAGAAAGAGTACCGAGCCAATAACATTTTGATTCTTGAAAAACTGGACAGCCCAGTTTCCCTGTGGAAAGGCGGGTTCCCCATGCACTACCGGCTCATCCATCAGTGGATATCTGATGGGGGCGAGGTCGTGGGAGAGGATATCTCGTACTGGACGCAGGGAGAGGGTGAGCAAATGCTCAAGGAGGGGCTGTTTGATTACGTGGATTTTTTCGGGGCATAAAATGAATCTGAACAGCTTTTGGTGGAGACCGGCGTCCGAAATATTTGAGCACTTCGGAGCTGTCGGCGAAAATAGAAGAATCTTTATCGACAACGGGGGGAGTGTGCTGTTTGTGGCACACGTGGACACCGTGCTGCCGCCCAGAATAAAGCGAGTAACCAAGAATAGGATATTTGCTACCGGATTAGACGACAGGCTGGGCTGCGATATAGCCTTCTCTCTCAGCCGAGAGCTGGGAGCTGACCTTCTGCTCACTGACCTTGAGGAGCAAGGGAGGTCTACCGCCCAGTTTCATGACCTCAAAGACTACAATTGGATTGTGGAGTTCGACAGGGCGGGCAAGGATGTGGTAACTTACGAGCTGGATAGTCCAGGTTTCAGAGATGCTCTGCTCGAATACTGGAACATTGGCATCGGCAGTTTCTCTGATATTGCCTTTATGAATACCGATGCGTGCTGCTTTAACCTTGGCATCGGATATCAGGGGGCACATAGTGAGTGGAGCTATGTAGACCTGAGTGTGATGAAAAGGCAGATAGCCAAGTTTCGGAGGTTCTGGAATAAGTATAAAGATATCAAGTTCGTCCAGACCTATCAGGATTACGATGATTACTGGATAGACTATGACGAAGAGTACCACGATAATATCTGCACTTTCTGCGGATGGAAGATAGGCAAGTATAATCCTGTTTGGGAGGCGGTGCTGTGTGAGGATTGTGCTATAGGAATACCGTAAAAAAAATAAAAAAAATTTTTGCGAACAAAAAGCTCGTTGAAACGTATAACAGTACGAAAAAACAAAACTTTTTTTGGAGAAAACTATGAAGATTTCCAACGAATTCGAGGCCCCTCAAATATTCGTGGATGCGGTGAAGGATTTAACCTACCGCCCCAATGAGGATGCTCTCTACGTAACCCAGCTCCCTAACCCGCCCATGATTAGGCACCTTATGCTAAAGTACTGGGATGAGTTTGAGGTGGATGTCAGTGATATGTTCTACCGTCTTGACGGAGTGGCTCTCCATTCCATCATAGAGAAGGCAGCTAAGAACAACCCTGACCTCGTGGCGGAGTTGTCCCTGAGCTTGCCAAAAGACTTGTTCGGCATAAAAATCTCGGGCCGTCTGGACATTTGGCACACGAAGAAGAAAGAAATTATTGATGTCAAGAATACTGGAGTCATGTCGGTCAAGCTCGGTATCAAGCCGGAGTGGACATTCCAGCTTAATGTATATCGGTACATGCTGTGGAAACTCAAGGGCGGAGATATCAACGATGTGGCCTCCCGACTGAGCATAGCCCTGAAGCTCCGGGACTGGATGGCGAGCAAGACGATAGAGCCGGACTACCCGAGGTCCCCGTTCTTATACATTCCAATCCCGTCTTGGAGCGTGGAGAAGACGGAAGAGAAGATACGGGCTTGTGTAGAGAGGTACACCACCAAACCGGTTCCTCAGTGCAGTGATGAAGACAGGTGGAAAACCCCTGATTGCTATGCGATAATGCGGAGGGGCGTGAAGAAGGCCGTGGTTGCCACCATCGTGAAAGATGGGAAGAGGATTCCCATCCCCTCATACGAAGAAGCCGAGCGGATAATTCGAGAGAGAAAGCTGAAGGGGGTTACGATAGAACACCGAAAGGGCATGTATCGGAGATGTCATGGATTCTGTGATGTTCGCCATCTATGTAGGAAGGTTAATCCGGAGCTTTGGAAATGAACACAGATAAAATTGACCTGTTCTGTTCAGTGATTGAGGATATCAAGAGAAGGGTTCCGGAATTGAAGCATCTGGAGCTTGTCGTAAGCGATGACGGAGAGGAAATCGTATTGCTCCCCTTGTTTATATCTGGACAGGAGAGTCTTAGCATCGAGGAATCTCCGGAACAACTGCTTCTTAGTTTACTCAACACATTGGATAACGTAAGGGACGAGGTGTCATATGTTATCACGAAAGTAAACAAGCTTATTGCAGATTATTTGGGAGAGTAAAATGGATAACACAAAGCTAAAAAAGATATTGGAAAACCACAAGAAATGGTTAAATGGGGCAAGCGGAGGCGAAAGAGCTGTTCTGATTGGGGAAAATTTGCGGGGGGTTGATTTGTCTGGGGTAGATTTGCGGGGAGCATCCTTGGAACACTCAACTCTTTCGGGGGCTAACTTGTCAAAGGCCAATTTATCTAAGACATCCCTCCGGAAAATAGATTTAACAGAGGCTAACTTGAGGGAGGCCATTTTAGATGGGGCCATGTTATGTACAGCCGACCTTTTTGTGGCTGACCTTAGTTTTGCCAACTTTCAGAACGCAAAGATGGCGAAAGCCAATCTGCGAAGTGCCCTTCTCCGCGAGACTAATTTAAGGGGGGCCACACTGGCGGATGCTGTCATAAGAGAGGCAGACCTGGAAAGAGCAGACCTGCGGGAAACCAATCTATTACAAGCTGACCTATATCAGGTAAATTTGAGAAATGCCAACTTACAGAAAGCAAGATTACAAAGAGCCAATCTACAAAGGTCAATATTGACAAAGGCCGACCTGCGGGAGGCCAATTTGTGGGGAGTTAGCCTAATGGAAGCTAATTTGTCAGGGGCCAATCTCGAAGGAGCAACACTTCCTAATTTCCAAATCTGTCCCGAGACGGGCGGTTTCTACGCATGGAAGGCCGCCACGGATAAGGTACTGAAAATATACATCCCTGCGGGGGCAAAGAGAACGTCTTGTCTGGTAAGCCGAAAGTGTCGGGCAGAGTACGTAAAGGTTGTGAAGGGCAGCGGAAAATCTGCTTGGGGAGGGAAGTACGTAGAGGGTAAGATTTATCGTCCTGACGGTTACAATGATGACATCAGGATTGCCTGTGCCCAGGGAGTACACTTTTTTATGACTAAAGAAGAGGCGTTGGATTGGGCGAGGGTCTGAACATGCGGTATACGTTCTATGGTAAGATAGAAAACGGCAAGCTCGTGCTTGACAATCAGTACATGTTTAGAGAGTTTATCTCTAAGCAGAAAGACCAGAAGGTTGAGCTGGTTATCCGGTCTCCACAGGAAGACTCCACCGCCAACCAGTACAGGTACCTGTACGGCTCGGTGTACTCTACCTTTGCCGAGTCTTTTGGCTGGACTGTCGAAGAGGTAGACTACTATATGAAAGAGAGGTTCATGAGAGAGCACCTAATCTTTCTCCCGAAGGGGCTTACCCTGTCGAAAAGCTCTTTCGACAAGCACTGGCTGGCAAAATATATCGAGTACTGTATCCGTTATTGTGCTGAGCAAGGAGTGGCGGTACCTCCGCCCAGGAAAGGAGATTAAAGAATGGAAATCAGAGACGAGAGAGAATCTAACGAAATTGCAATCAAAGAACTGAAACCCGGGGAGGTATTCTGCCACAGGAACTCTATTTTTGTAGTGGTGGGGCAGAATCCTGAGTATGTTTCAATGACAAGTACTTTGTGCCGAGAGACTGTGTATGTTCTCAATGCCAGAACAGGAAGCATCGGGGTATTCCTCCCGCATGAAATGGTAGAGCCGGTGTCGGCTACGTTGACAATTCTTGATTGAAAGGAGCAAACATGAACAGTGTATTCCTTAAGGGCAACTTAACAGCAGACCCAGAGGTGAGGACCTATTCCGGGGACAGGTCGTTTACCACCTTTACCCTTGCGGTAGAGAGCGGGTGGGGCGACAACAAGAAAACCCACTTTATCCCCTGTGTATCCTTCGGGAAGACGGGGGAAAATCTTGCGAAGTTCTACCAGAGGGGGTCTGTGTTTGTTGGACAAGGCGAGCTGTACGGCAGGAAGACAGACCGAGGTAATCAGCTCGGGGTGAAGATTACCGACTTCTACCTTGTATCTTCACCTAAGCCCGGCAGGCCAAAACCGAAGACACCGCCGGACGAAGAGTACGTTCCTTTTTAAGGGCAGGACATGTATCGACTCGGGGATAACATTAACAGTATCGCCCACAATATGGTGAACTCTGGGCGTGGGATTGAGACGGGGTTTTCCCGTCTCGATTCCATGATTCTTGGTTTGTCTCCCGCCGAGTTTATCATCATAGCCGCGAGACCCTCGATGGGAAAGAGCAGCTTGTTACTCCAGATTGCTTGGAATATAGACGTCCCTGCTGTGATTGTCTCACTTGAGATGTCCAAACAACTTATTGGAGAGCGATTGATTTCACAAGTATCTGGTCTCGGGATGCACCGCCTTAAGAGTAAGAAGATTACTGACCGGGAAAAGGGCGTGGCAAGGGCTGCCTTGGAGAAGATTTCAAGAAGGAAAATCTATGTCATGGATGAGGTTAGGCTCGATAAAGAGTTCTTTCTTGAAAAGTTCGGAGAAGAGTTCGGAGAGGAGTTCGGAGATGTTAGGCCTGTCTTATTTATTGATTATCTACAGTTACTGCATCTTGATTTTAGGATGTCGGGAGAAAGAGAAGTAAGTCTTATAAGCTCCCGACTAAAGAGGCTGGCAATAGACCTGAACATTCCTATCGTTGCAGCAAGCCAGCTTAACCGAGAAGTAGAGAAACGAGAATCTCGCGTGCCCTGCCTGTCCGACCTGCGGGGCAGCGGGACTCTTGAGCAGGACGCCGATGTCGTGATGCTCCTTCACCGACCAGGATACTACTCCATAGAAGAGGACGAAGATGATGATGAAGCCTATCTGTATGTTGCCAAGAATCGCTCCGGCCCAGTCGGTAAAGTAGAGTTGAAGTGGAACCGTGAGACAATGAGTTTTCGAGAGGTGAGCCATGGGTATCGAGACTTCGGGGAATAGCAGAGGCATGGCAGATGGGGACACAAGAGAACTCCGGTCATGGGACTGGAAAAACAAGAATTACAGACACTCGATATATCTGAAAGTCCCGTGGACAACTCATCCCGTTCTGGCCTACGATTTGTTAGAGCATGAAAATGGAAGGATAGTTCATAAGACATCTGATAGCAGGAGAATAACATGAGAGTAAATCAAGACAAAAATTTGTTCAGTATAAAACTGAAGGATGTTCAACCAATTGCCAGGGAGATTTTGGGCAGAGACCTACTGGCTGACGAGATTGAGGCACTTTCCCAATACATGGAAGAGTTCCTTGACAAGCGGATAGTTGTGGAAATGTTCCTCCTTACCGGCTCCTTACTTGGGTTTTAGGAAATGCTGCGGGTAAATAAAGATAGAAGATGTCCTGTGTGCAGAAAGTCGGATTGGTGTTTGATAGCCCCCGGCGGAGAGGCTGCCATCTGTGCCAGAATATCCGAGGGGTCGATAAAGAAAGCAGGCGATGCGGGTTGGCTGCATATCTTGGGAGACTTCAAGCCTGTGAGGTACGAAGAAAAACCGGCCCCGAAGATAAACTGGAACATGTGGATGAGCTGGGCATCTGGCAACCTGATGATGCACCGAAAGGAGTTCTCGGAATTATGCCGGGATATAAATATAAACCCGATAGCAGCACTTCAATTCTTTCTGGGCTATCACGATGGCTGGCTACTCATCCCTCTATACAACGAGAGGAACAAGATAGCCGGGATACAGAAACGCAAGGGGAAACTCAAGCGGTTCGTCAAAAACTCAAGGGCCGGGGTGTTCCTGCCGCTGCCAATCTTCGACTATCCGGGCCGGGTTCTGGCAGTAACCGAGGGCTGGACGGATACTGTCATTGCGAGACTGTACGGGTTCAATGCCATCGGTAAGTTCAACTGCCTTGTCGGGGACGAGTGGGTGTCGTATTATGTTCGGGAGTTGGGTTACAGAGAGGTAATTATCTTCTCGGACCGAGATGAGGTTGGCAGGACCGGAGCAGAAAAAACAAAAAATTTTCTAAAAAAAATGAACAAAGTTAACGTCAAGGTCGTAGTAACGCCAGAGAAAGACTTAAAAGCTTGTTACGAAAAGGGTAAAAAATTATCTGATTTATTGGGGAACAAACAATAATGGCTACATATCGACTAAAGTTATGCCCGTTTTGTGGCTCAAGTAAGCTGTCAATAGACAAAATAAGTGTAGAGGACCGTGAGGGCCATCCAATGGCGGTGCGTTGTCAACATTGCGGAGCTGTTGGACCGTTTGCATATTGTAAAAGAGTGCAAACTCCGGGGGAAGCTTTGGATTTGTGGAATACAAGAGTGCTGAAAGAGGAAATATTTAGTATTTCCGTGATATCTTAGAAGCCCGAAGGGAACTTGTTACGAAAAAGGGCTAACATTAAAAGAAATTTGGAGAAAAACATGAGATATGTATTACCATCAGTTGCAATACTGTCAGCCGCCATCGGCCTTGCCTTGATTATCTCTCCCCTCATGGTAAACGAGCCGGAGGTTGTGAAGATATACGCTTACTGGGATAACGAAGAGATGGGCATGGGAACCGGATTCATCTGCGGAGATAAGATGGTAATGACCGCTGCCCACGTTTTGAATATCGGAAATAACTTCCGGGTAGAGTACGCAGATGGGGAGACAGAGTGGATTACTGGCGGAGCTGTTTCCTTCTTTGACATCGGAATACTTCCAGTGTCAAGAAAGGGAAGTGTCAATTGGGACCTACACTACGAAGCAGGGGATACTGTTTACACTAAGGGATTTCCCTATAATAATCCTGTGCTGTGGACATCGAAAGGAATTATCTCGTCTTTGGAGTTCAAGGCCCTGCCGTTCTGGATGTCCGTTATTGGTGTTGATGCGGATGCGGCACCCGGCAACTCCGGCGGACCTTTGGTAAACGAGAAGGGACAGGTAGTTGGAATGGTGGTAGGGGGCAATGGTAATATTGTCCTTTGTGTCCCAGCCTCCCGGCTCAAAGAATTCGCGGACACCTATAGGGAGATTTGTACGGAGATTGAAAATGAAAAAGACATCTCAACGAGCAATGACCAGGAAGCTCGACAGGCTTTGGTCGGAAATAATTAAGAAACGTGCGGGCGGTCGCTGCGAGAGATGCGGAGCAATGGGGCCATTAAATGCACACCATATCCACGGCAGAAGGATATTCAATACAAGGTGGTCGCTCAATAACGGGATTGCCCTGTGCCACAAATGCCATGTCTTTGGCAATGATAGTGCCCATCAGGCTCCGCTGGTATTTGCGGAGTGGCTCAGAAAAGAGAAGGGACAAGAATGGTATGATGACCTGCTGAGGAGATATCATACTGTTCAGAAGGTAGATAAAGAAGCAATCTATGAGGAACTGAAGAAAGAAAAGGAGATTTTAGATGGCGGGAAAGAAGTTTGACGAGGGCAAGAATCGTCTTGATTTGGTGCCACCAGAGTTTATCGAGGCGGTAGGTTGGGTTCTCACTTTTGGAGCTAAGAAATACGGGCCAGATAACTGGAAAGAGGGGATTGAAACCGACCGGATATATGGGGCTACTATGAGGCATCTGATGGCATGGCGGCGTGGGGAGAAAACAGACTCCGAGAGTGGCCTTAGTCATCTCTGGCATGTAGCCTGCAACTTGGCGTTCCTGATTTATTTTGAGCAGAAAGGAGATTAAAGATGAAGATATATTTATCTCACCGCATACGGGGGTCGCAGGGAAACGAGGCAACGCAGAAAAAGATAGATGCCAACTGTGCCGCTGCCATAGACATGGCGAATAAAATCCGGGAAAGGCTCCCTGAGATAGAGATGTATGTTCCTGCGGAGAGCGAAGAGTTTGTTGGCCGTGCGTACCGGGCGGGATATATCTCCGAGAAACAAATACTTGAAATCGACTGCCAGATAATTGATTCCTGCGATATGGTCATAGTCTGGATTCCAGAGGGGGATTCCTTACAGGGGGGCCGTCTCGTGGAATATAGGCACGCCGTTGAGGTGGGGATTCCCGTACTCATTTTCTCTGAACTGGAAGAGGCAATAACTTTACTGAGCATGGATTATCTCGGAATACTGGAAAAGGCGGGAGACTAACATGGCCAGAGTCTTGGTAATTGGGGATATACACGCTCCTGTTACACATCCGGGATACCTTAGCTTCTGCAAGGAGATGTATAAAGATTGGAGCTGCGATAAGGTGGTGTTCGTTGGGGACGTCGTGGACTTCTCGGCCATCTCCTTCCATGCGAACAACCCGGAGTGTCCCGGCCCCATGGACGAGTATAAGCTGGCTCACGAGAAGGTGCAGGAATGGTACCGAGTCTTCAAAGAAGCAACGGTTACACTCGGTAACCACGATGCGAGACTGGTGCGGCTGGCGGAATCCGTAAACATCCCGTCGAAATTCCTGAGGAATTACGGGGAGATATGGGATACCCCGGGGTGGGATTGGGTAAACAGTGCCGTGATTGACGGTGTCTATTACTGCCATGGACATGGCAAGGGCGGAGGCAAAACTCCCGCCTTCAATCTTGCCCAATCTATGGGGATGTCTGTAGTGATGGGACACTACCATTCTGTTGCTGGGGTTCGTTGGTTTGCAAGCCCCCTCAGTCGGTACTTCGGGCTGGATTGTGGATGTGGGATAGACGATAAAGCCTTCGCCTTTGCGTATGCCAAAGAGTCTCCTAAGAAATCACTGCTCGGAGTTGGTATAGTTCTTGAAGGAATGTATGCTTACTGGGAGCCTTTTCCTTGCGGCAAGGGAGAGTCATATCACCGTTCTAATATAGAGGGAGCAAAATGAACATTAACGATGCGATAGGTTATTTGGAAGAGAGGACGCATTCTCTGTCCAATGGGGAGTTCTCTGAGAGAGACAGGCTCGTTCTAAAAGGGATTCTGAAGTTGTTAAAGCGGCTGCCCGCCACGATGGACGGTTGCCGGGTTCTTCCCGGGGACGAGCTGATACCGCCCCCGAACCTGGGGTACGCATCCCGCCTTTCCGACCCAGTCGTGGAGATGAAGGTGCACTTCGTTCTTGAGGATGGAACCCATATTGTGGATGAGGTTGAGAATTATTTGCGGTACGAGGACGAGTGCTGCTAAGGCCAGAAAATCTAATTTCTCATAGAACGCCTCAGATTCAATTCTGGGGCGTTTTTTTATTTGCCCTGCCCTAAGTACCCGTCAACCCACGTTCGTCCATCCTGGACCAATCTGGGGCTTTCTACGGCAATCTGGCTACATCAGGGCTATCATAATAGCAGTTGCTGCAGCAAGGACAGAGCCGAACAGGGCCAGCCGTATCTTGAAATGCTCAGAGAAATGTGTTTCAATGAGCTTTTTTATCCACTTTACATCGTTATGTACCTCTATTAGGATGTCTCTGTCTTCTTGGTTCATAATCTCTCCAGGTCTCTCATCTCAGCTTCAGCTACGATTTTCCTGCGAACAATGGACTTGGCCTTTCTAAGTACTTCCGAGATTACCGCCCGTTTGATTTCATCCGGCAGCCTGTTATAGCCAGGGGCATTGATAATCTTGGTCCCAACTCTTGTCCAAATTCGGGCCAGTTCGTTTTGGTACTGCTTATATCTTTTGGCATTCAATCTCCAATCTCGGCTAATAAGTCTACTGAGTCCCCCGATAGTTACCCTGAGCCTATCCATCTCATCAAGCAACTCTTCGGGCAATTGCTTCTCTACATTCCTGCCCGCAATTCTCTGGGCTTCCGCATTGAAGATGGCATTTCTGCGGTCGAATCTTACTTCCTGCTCAAGCCTTTCAATCTGGGGGTATCTCTTGCGTAGTGCTCTTTGGGCTGTCGGGCCGAGATTGTCCCAGTAATCTCCAAAGACTCTCTCTGCGTAGTGATTCCTTGCCTCAGTGAGATAGTCCATCGGCCTCGGCTCAAAGGTCTGGACGCCTATTCCCTCAAACGCAAGGGGGAAAGTAATAAGGGCCATCCTTCCACTCTGGTATCTTAGAGCCTCGTAGGTATCCTGAAGAACCAGGGGAGCTATTTTGGAAGCAACATATCTCATCAGCCCCTCTGGAGTATCCACCTCATCAGGCAGATTCTCCCCGAGGAATGTTCTCTTTCCAAGAATCTCAAGCACCATACCAGGAACGGGGGCAAGCTTAGACTGCAAGAATCTCCCCAGTACTGTCAGTCTATTGACGTCATACAACTCTTTACTGCGGAGGGCCTTGCCTTTTCCGGTAACGAACTGGGTGAGGTATCTAAATAAAGCACCATATCCAGCAGTAACATCAATTCTCGTTCTGCCGATTTTTACCTTGCCATAATCAGAAGACCTGGGGTCGTCTTCTACTTCATGTCCCAAGCGGGAGAGAAGAGTAAGGAGACTTATTATGGAAAAAGTAGCAACTGCAAGTTCCGATGCTATGATTTTACTTACCGGACTGGGCTTGCCTGTAACTATGTCAAAGAGAGCGGAAGCCCCGTCCCCTATTAACTGGAATTTCGACCACCCATAGCTGGGGGCAAGTAACGCAACATTGAGAATCTGGGCATTCTTTCGCAGCCACTTTCCCGTTCCCCTTCCGGTTAGGTGGTTTATGGCATTACCAAGTTTCTTTATCTCTGCCTCCGGAACAGCCCCTACACCATAAACACTTTCCAGCTCTTCATATCCGGAATCGAACAGCAGAGTCCTGAGCCTGTTCCCACCAACAACAGCAGCCCTCTCGGCAGCCCGCACGCCTATGCCTATGACAGGAACTTTCTTGAGCCATTGTGCCCCGAACCTCACATCCATCCTCTCCCGAGGTCCGCCAATTTCTGTAAGTATACCTGCCAATTCATAGAGAGGGGCATTTTTAGAGGTGGCTATCTCCTTCTGTACCATGTCGGTGTATTCCGGGCTAAAGAATGCTCGGTGCTCATCCCACCACGCTTTACTCCAACTTATGGGGTGGGATGGCAAGGCCAGCAATCCCTGTCTTCCGAGAAATCCAGCATCATACGAGGTCAGGAGAGTTCTAAAAGTACTTGACACTTCGGAAGCAATGTCCCTTACTACCTCCTCTTTCTCGGACAGCATTTTCACGGCCTCTTCGCTCATCCCTGTAACCTTTCCGAGCGATTTCATCTCGGACTCGGCGGGGACTATTCCTTGCCTCAGCTTCGTCAACGCAGTCAAGGCGCGTGTTTTCTCGAAATACATCAAATCACTTTTGTGTATAGCAATGCGGATAGCCCGCCAGTCCTCCCTTGAGAATTCTTCCGGGGAGAATTTCAGGAACTGGGCTTTCGGATATTCCCCCTTGAGGAAAGACATCCCTATTCTCTGGGCAGCTTCGATGTTGCCGGTACGCTCGAACACAAGTTTCTCGGCTTTCTCTGCAAGGAGGGTCCTCTTAATCCTTTCGGCCTTTACTTGCTTCTTAGTCAGCCTCCGTATTTTCTCTGGCTCTATCTTCTCCACCAGCATATTGAGCTTGGCAAGAGGATTCGTGTCCAATTCCCGTGCTTCGGTAACATCTATCTCTATGCCTTCCATCACAGCATCTGCTACCTGTTCCGGTGTAAGGGCGGAGCGTATCATCTCGTCCTGTACTTCTTCGGTCGTAGGTTCCCTTCCTAATTCCTCCCGCAGCTTGGTGTAAGAAGCATCCCAGTCTAACATCTCACCACCCTCGGCAAGTTTCTCCATCACAAGCTCTTGTATCTGAGCCTCTTCGCCTATTTCTCCCTCTATCTCCTCCACGTAAGGGGCTACCCCTTTTCCTTCCACCAGCGCACTACTGACAATAGACCCGAGTCCTGCAAAGACTCCGCCGAGCAGGGCACCACCAGCGGCCTCCTGTGCTCTCCGTCCAATGAAGCCCTCTTCTATGTGCACGTTACGCAGGAGGGCGGGAATCACCTCAGCCGCCGTTCCTTGCAGTGCCTCCTGTAGGGCCTCCTCTGCGGAGGTTCTAACCATCGACATTGTCAGCTCTCCGCCAGCCGCGAGAGCCTTGTTCCACGCTTTATTGCGGGCAGAGGTAACCAAAGACTTGAGAATCACACCTCCGGAACGACTGCCCTTGAGAACTATTCCGAGTTTGGCTATGTCAAGCAGTCCCATTACTCCGCCGACTATGTTGCCCTCCAGATTGGCGGCCTCTTCGCTTGCCCCAGTTGCCTTGGCATATCGGTAAGCCTCCTCCCGGTTAATCGCAAAGGAAGTCAGGGCGGCTCCCGCTGAGCCTGCTGCGGCAGTTACAGCACTGCTTGCTCCAAGGATACCGGCACCAACAGTACCGGCGGCGGCTCCGCCAAGAAGAGCAAGCATATAAGGAACGCTCGTACCGACAAGCTCCGCAAATTTATCCATCGTCTCCGGGTCTGTTTCCGGAGCCAGGCTGGGGTCTGCCAATCTTTCCTGGGCGGCAAGGGCGAAATCTGCGGCGTGCTTTCCTATCCAACCCAGACCTCTTTTCTTCCTCGGGTCATCCTCCTCCAAAGTAATAGTAGAGAGTTTTCTGACACTTGTACCTGCTTTGTCTACAATATTCCAAAAGCCCCTCTCAAGGGAAACCGCAAAGTTCTCCCAGGCAGACCTCTCAATCTCTCCTCCTGCCTGAAACCGAGCAAGCATATCCGGGTCTACATATGAACTTTGCGGCACAAGTCCAGTCTGCGCTCCTGCCGGAACAAGATTTGCGAACATCCCCATGGTCTATTCCTTAATACCATCTACGATAGGCTTGGTGATATGGACTAATAGCACTCAACTTGCGTTCTGTTACTATTTTTCTGAGCTTTCGCAGGGTATCCCTGATTTTGTTCCTGTCCCCTGACTTAGCTGCCGCGAGCGCCTCTTTCTTCTCCTCGTCTATGAGATGTCTGCTATTTTCATCCACAAGCTCTATCAAGGTACTGGAAAGCTTTTCAGTGGCTATCTCTCCGGGAGGAAGCGCCTGCACAAAGCCGGGGGTCCGGAATTCGGGGCCAGTCTTCGGCAAAGTCCTGCCTTTTGAAAGTTCCCTGCGGAGCTTTCTCATTTCTTCAGTGTCATTCATGGCCACTGCCACTTCGGCCCGTCTTCTAACCTCCGCAGGAACATCAGGCCGTCTCGCCAGGGCCAGCAAGTTTCGGGCCTCGACACTTAGTTCTGGTTCGGCTACTCCAGTAACAAGAACTTCCTCGGGGCGGCCAGTCGGTGGCAGCCCTCTTGGTGCCGGTGCTGCTGGGGCAACCGTTGCCTTTTGTCTTTTGAACTCAAAGTAAGTCCGTGCTGCTGCTTTTACCTGTTCCGGGGTTCCTCTTTTTACTATCGCAATAAGCTCTACCTTACTCTCGGGGTCAACTTCATCTGATTGGATGGCTTCTAATACAAGATTTCCTGCGGGCATAGCAGCTACTCTTTCCGCATCTTCCGCAGTAATGCCCCGTTCATGCAGCTCGGGCTTCATCATTTGAAATATTGCTTTCTCCCAGGCGGACCCTCCGGTTTCATACATCCCAGGAGCCAGACCCGTCTCTATCCCAATCATAGCCCTTCTGGCTTCTTCCTCTGACAATTCCCCTTCCGCTTCCAGTTTCCGAATAACCTTTAGCTTTCTTTGTCTCTCCTGCATTGCCTGGAGTCTCTCCTTGTTTCGCAATTGCTGCTCCCACATAAAAGCCTGCTCTTCCATGGCAAACCTGTTCCTGGCAGCTATCTCAATTTTCTCTTGTTCCCAGGCTTGTGCTCTCTTTTGAGACTCCATCTGTAGCCAAGCATTGAATTCCCGGGCTTCTCTCTGAGCCTGAATGGCCGCCATCTGTCTGTCCATGGCCGCCCGCTCAGACATTTGCTGAAGAGCCAGTTGATGTCTCCTGGCAGCTTCTGCCTGTGCCGCCTGGGCCTGTCCTGCCAAAGCCCCTAACTGGGCGTAAGCTCCTATATCTCCATACGAAATTCTGATACCCATGCTTACTCCTACGACAAAGGTTCAGGGTCAATATCTAACATTGTTTT